GGTGGGCAACCGGGCAGTGTCATTGTGTCAATCGACAAGGACTTGCGGACCATTCCCGGCATGCACTTGGATAACGAGACGGGCGAGGTGTACGAGATTGACGAGCAGTCGGCTGACCGTTTTTGGATGACACAGACGTTGACCGGCGACAGCGTTGACGGCTACCCCGGCTGTCCCGGTATTGGGAAGGTTCGCGCTGAGCGGATGCTTGAAGAATGCGAGCCGGTACTTGCCGACATGTGGCCGGTGGTTGTGGCGGCATACCAGAAGGCAGGCTTGACCGAAGATGACGCACTCGTGCAGGCGCGTCTTGCTCGAATCTTACGACCAGATGATTACGATGGAGGAACAATTAAGCTATGGCAACCGACCTAGTGAACTTTCCGCCCCACTACACGCAAGGCATTGAGTGTTTCGATTACATCAGTAGTCACAACATGTCTTACGCAGAAGGGGCAATATGTAAGTACATCACAAGGTACAAGCATAAAGGAACACCACTACAGGACTTGAGAAAAGCTGAGTGGTACTTGAAGAAACTAATTATTGAACAAGAAGCGCGCGAGGAATTACTTGATGACGTTCAGAAATGAGTTCGGGGCGACGATTTTTCGTCAGAAATACTCGCATGAGGGTGCGGAAACGTGGGAAAAGCTGGCCCGTGCGCTGGTCGAAAACGTGGTTCAGCATCGTCTCCCCAAAGACACCAAGGCGGAAATAGCGCAGCTTATCATTGAGCAGAAATTCCTGCCCGGTGGCCGCTACCTTGCCAACGCCAACCGACCAGAAGACGCACGGTTCTTTAACAACTGCTTTTTGCTCAAGGCAGAGGAAGATACCAGAGAGGATTGGGCTGATTTATCTAAGCGGGTAGAGCTATGTTTAACCTCGGGTGGCGGTATCGGCGTGGATTACTCGGTCTACCGGGAGAAGGGCGCACCGCTTGGCCGCACAGGTGGCGTGGCGTCTGGCCCTGTGTCCAAGATGATAATGATAAACGACATCGGGCGCGCTATCCGGCAGGGTGGTGACAGACGGTCGGCAATCTACGGCAGCTTGAGCGCTGAACACCCTGACGCTGAAATGCTTTTGTACGTCAAGGATTGGGACAAGATAGAGATTGCTGGCACTGGCAAGTCTCTGGCTGACGTCAAGGAACTGGACTTCAACTTCCCCGCACCGCTCGACGGCACGAACATCAGCCTCAACTACGGTGACAAGTGGATGAGCCGTTACAAGCGCACGGGCGACCCCGGCTCAGTGTTCCGGCAGAACGTGCGGCAAGCGATGAAGTCTAGCGAGCCCGGTTTCAGCTTCAACTTTGGCGCTAAGTCAGACGAGACACTGCGCAATGCGTGCTGTGAAATCACGTCAGCGGATGACAGTGACGTCTGCAACCTCGGCTCGCTGAACATGTCACGGTTCGACAACCTTGAGGACTTCCGTGATGCAGTTGAGCTAGCGACGGCGTTCCTGTTGTGCGGCACAATGAGCAGCGCAGTGCCTTTTGAGAAGGTAGAGCGTGTTCGCAGCCGCAACAGACGTTTAGGGTTGGGGCTTATGGGCGTTCACGAATGGCTGATTAGCCGTGGCGCACGCTACGAAATGACGGACGAGCTAAGCGACTGGATGCGTGTCTATCAAGCGGCGTCCGACAGCACAGCTAAACAGCTTGCCAACACGCTCAGCGTCAGCGAACCAGTGGGCAAGCGCGCTATTGCGCCGACAGGTTCCATTGGCATTCTGGCTGGCACGACCACAGGCATCGAGCCACTATTCAGCGTAGCATACAAGCGCCGTTGGCTTGGCCCTGACGATACGTGGCAGTATCAATACGTGGTCGATTCAGCCGCGCAGTCAGTTATTGACATGTACGGTGTGGACCCTGAGAGCATTGAGTCTGCCTTGGACTTGGCGGCTGACCCTGAGCGCCGCATCAAGTTCCAGTTTGAAATGCAGAAGTTTGTTGATCACGCCATTAGCTCAACGATCAACCTGCCTGCGTGGGGTAGCGACCTTAACAACGAAGACACAGTTGATAGCTATGTTGACTTGATTGCTAAGTACGCGCATGGCCTGCGTGGTCTTACATTCTATGCCGACGGTAGCCGTGGCGGTCAGCCTTTGACAAGCGTGCCGTACAGTGAGGCTAGCAATCAGCAGGGCATCACGTTCGTGGAGACCCATGACATGTGTGACATCAGCGGAGGTGGCACCTGTGGCAGTTGAGCAGCCCATCATTAAGCCTGAGTTGCTGGAATACTTAGCAGAAATGTTCCCTGACCAAGTACCAGCACCGGAGGCAACAGAGCGTGAAATCTGGATGGCGGTAGGCGCAGTTCGCGTTTGTCGTCATCTTGCGTTATTATACGAGCAACAAAATGAAAACATTCTCAACCGAAAGGTGACTTAAAGATGTGCTTATTCGGTGGCAACCGCGCCCCGGCCCCACGGCCAGCGCCTATGCCCATGCTCCCCCCATCACCGCCTATCATTGTGCGTGCGCCAGAGCCGACACCTGCCCCGATAGAAGAAGCAGGACCGGAACAATCAGCACCAGCAATGGCTGGCGGCAACAAAGCCAATAAGTCCTTAGCGCTCCGCATTAGACGGCCAAGTAACGCGCAGGTGTCTTCTCCTATTAACTTGGGTGCAGCGAAAGTTGGACTCAACAGTGGAACAAAGTAACTGCGCGTCTCGGTTTGAAGCGCTAGGCACCCTGCGCGAAACCTTCCTACAGCGAGCGCGCGAGTGCGCTAAGCTGACACTACCCACCCTGATACCGGAGAGCGGCCACAGTAGTGCCAGCCGGTTTTACACCCCGTACCAAGGCATTGGTAGCCGTGGCGTCAACAATCTAGCGGCGCGTCTGCTGCTAAGCCTGCTGCCACCTAACACCCCGTTCTTTCGTCTGACACTCACTGACGCTGAAGCAGCACAGCTTGCAGAAGAACAGCAACTTTACGGCGCAGTCGAAGCTGAGTTGTCTGGCATCGAGCGTGCCGTGATGGGCGAGATTGAACGCGAGGGCTTGCGCGCTCCCGTGTTTGAAATGCTGAAGCACCTTATCATTGGCGGGAATGCGTTGCTGTATCTACCTCGTTCCGGTGGCGCAAAGGTTTACGGCATAGACAAGTTCGTTTGCGTAAGGGATTCGGTCGGCAATCTGCTTGAGGTCATCATAAAAGAACAAGTGTCACCTGCTGTCCTAGACAGTGAGACCGCTGCGATGATTGACGGGCAGAAAGACGACGTGGACCTGTTCACCAAGTTCTACATTGAGGACGGGCGTTGGCGTGTCTATCAGGACTTAGGTGGTCAGGTAGTTCCCGGCTCCGAAGGTAGCTGGCCGCTCGACAAGCCGCCTATGATGGCCCTGCGATGGAACCGTGTTGACGGTGAGGACTATGGCCGGGGGTTCGTTGAGGAATACTTGGGCGACCTGATTAGCCTTGAAGGTCTCAGCCAAGCTATCCTTGAGGCGAGCGCTGCCAGTAGCAAAGTCGTCTTCCTTGTGGCACCGAACGGAACGACGCGCGTTCAAGACTTGGCCGAAGCTAACAGTGGCGACTTCCGCAGCGGCAACGCAGCCGAAGTGTCAACGGTACAGGTGAACAAGCAGGCTGACATGTCAGTCGCCAGTGCTGTCGCGCAGTCTATCGAGCAACGGCTAGGCCAAGCGTTCATGCTGTACGACAGTGTGGTTCGCAACAGTGAGCGCACTACAGCCTTTGAAGTACGCGCGCAGATCAATGCGTTGGAGACAGCGCTAGGCGGCACGTACTCCATGCTGAGCAATGAGTTCCAGCTTGTGTTTGTCAGACGCCTAATGGAACGCATGCAGCAGCAGCAACGCCTGCCGAAACTGCAAGACGGGCTGGTTGAACCTAGCATCGTCACGGGTACGGCAGCACTTGGTCGCGCAAACGACCTTCAAAACCTTCAGACATTCTTCCAGTTCATTGGTCAGCTAGGGCCAGAAATCCTGCAAGGCTACTTGAACATGGACGAGTTTGTGAAGCGTACCGGTGCCGCCCTTGGCATCGAAATGGACGGGCTAGTCAAGACGGCTGAGCAAAGACAGCAGGAAGAAATGGCCCGTCAGCAAGCAATCCAGCAACAGCAAGCCGCAGAGATTGCCAAGAGCGCAGCACCGCAAGCCGTGGCCGCAGCGCAAGAGCAATACATGCAAGCGGAAGGTGAAACCGTACAATGACAACCGAACAACTAAACCTACCCATGCCTGACCAAGAGCAAGCCGCGCCGCAATCCCTTGAGGAACAGGTTGCGGCAATGGAGGCAGCACAAAATCCAGAAGCTGCACCGGAGCCAGCGCCGTCAGAACCAACGCGCCCTGAGTGGCTGCCGGAAAAGTTCAAGACACCCGAAGACCTAGCCAAGTCATACAGTGAGCTTGAGAAGAAACTTGGTAGCCGCGAGCAATCGCCACAGATGGACGGTCTCATTACTTCTGCTGAGCAAGAGTTCATGGAGAACGGCGGCGAGCTTAGCGAGGAAACGATTGAGAACTTTGCGAAGATGGGCATACCGCGCGCCTTTGTCGAACAAGTACGCGACATGCGCGTGCGCGAGGCAGAACAGAATCGCCAAG